AATTATAACGCTCAACGAAGCACGTCACGAGATCGGGTATGAACCTGTAGCTGGCGGTGACGCGATCTACGATCTTCCGGGTTTGATTCCGCAATATGAAGACATGTATCTTGAAGGTGAGATCACTCAAGCCGTGGACAAGATCAGGGCCGAGCCACCGAAGCAAATTGCAGACGACTCCAATGTCAAACTGGCGGTCGTGAACTGAGGTCATGGAAACAATCATCCCGCTCAAGATCCGCCTTGAGCGGAGGTTGACTGTCCGTCTTCTTGAGTTCTTCCGTGACATGCTGCTCGCCCACGCCAGGGCGGACGGACACGTCCCAATGGCGGTTTGGACGCGTAGTCTAGCAGAGATATTTGCCCGGCATTACGCGTCTGTGACGCGTAGCGTACACGTCGGACGCGTCATCGATACTGACGAGTCCCTAAGTGATATCGTTGGCCCGATCGCTGCGGAAGAGCTTTTATTCCGGGCGCGTGATCAGGCTGAACGCATTATGCGACGCGTCGAGCAGGAAATAGCATTCGGACGGTTTCAGGCCAAGGAGTTTGATCTGCAACTCAAAAAGAAACCATTCTTTGTCGAACTGACGGCAAGTCTGAAACAGCTATGGCGCAACCTGAAAGCCAGAGTTCCGATCATCGCGAACATGAACACGCAACGCGTGGCAGAAGAGGCGAACGTTCCGCTCTTTGATCCAGTCCCAGCAGGGTCGCCCGAAGAAGAGCAGATAGTCAAGATGTGGGTCACTAAAGAGGATCGTCTTGTTAGGGGAAACCCGCAAGGCAAGTACCCCAATGCGGAGTTTAGTCACTTTCATGCGGCCGGGCAGATCGTACCAATTAATCAGCCATTTATAGTCGGCGGTGAGGAGCTAGATATTCCGGGCGATGTCTCTCGAGGTGCATCGCTCAAGAACGTGATTAACTGTAGATGTTCTGCAGCTTTTGGCGTGATGCGTGACGGGAAGTTCGTTTCGCTCGGTGCCGCCACGCGCCGCGGTGAGGCCAGATCAACCAATCCGAAATACCAAGATCCGAGACCAACAAGTCATTTCACTTTCGCAGGCGCGAACCCTCGGCGAGCAAAGATCATTCTCGGCAACGGTGAGCGCGCCAACGTCACCGCCGGCACGGGCGGGATCACCATAAGAGTTAACAGAAAGCCGATCGCATCGGCACCAGTAACCGAGGACGGGTTCGGAAACCTACGACTCGGACGCGTCACAGTGGACCCGCGTTATCAAAACCAGGGCATTGAGACCATGCTCTCAAGGTCGGTTGAAGCAACCAACGAACTAAGAGCCCTTCAAAGACAATAGGAAACCGCCAAATGGAACGGCTATTCAGCGACCTGGAGCAGAAGCAGTTCCAGGCGAACGAGAAGACATACACGCTTTCGGGCTACGCATCGGTGTTTGGAAACACAGATCTTGATGGTGACATCATCGAGAAGGGGGCATTCAGCGAATCACTTTCGCGGCGCGAGCCCCAATTTCTATGGGGTCACGACCAAGGGCAGATACCCATTGGAAAAATCAAGTGTCATGAGGACGACTACGGTCTTAAGTTCGAAGCGGTGATGCCTAAAGGCGACAGTCTTGTCAGGGATCGCATCGCTCCACAGTTGGAAATTGGAGCGCTGAAGGGTGTCTCGATTGGCTTTCGCACAAAACAGCGATCAGGTAAGTCGATCAAGCAGGCCGAGCTGTTTGAAATCTCACTTGTCAACATCCCGGCAAACCCTTTAGCGACGGTGACACATTTCAAGTCTTTGGGCGTTCGTGATTATGCAGAACTGCCAGTCGCAGGGCGATCACATAAACACTGGAACGAAGGCGAAGCGCTAGCGCGCGTAAAAGATCATCCGGAGTTTCGAAACGCGTTTTTGTTCTGTGATCCTGAAGGCGAAGGCGACGTCTCAGATTGCAAATTTTTAATTGCCGATGTGATCGACGGTAGACTCACAGCGATTCCTGCGGCAATTATCAAAGCCAGTACAGCGCTTATGCAGGCGCAAGTCTCCGAAGGCGGACAACTGTCGTCGGAAGCCGTAGTTGCCCTCCAGGATCACCTGGACCGCTATTATGATCGGCTTGAACTTGCACCCGCGTCCAAGTCGTTCTCGAAAGTTGAATGGGACGTCTTGGAGGATCGCGAGCGGGAGGCTCGCATGCGTACCCTTGGGATGTCAAAGTCCCTTGCTAAGGCGCTAATTGAAGGCCAGCGGGATGTTGGTCGCCCCCGGCGGGATGCCGGGCCAGAACTGACGGAACTCCGGGAGTCCGTCAAGGCGATCAAATCACTCGTGGAAGGCCTCAAAGACCATGCCTCTTGATACCAATATCGAGATCACGCAGGAGCACCTTGACGCTGTCAAAGACGTGCACAACTTGCTTGACCAATTTAAATCAGCGCTGGAAGCAAAGAACGAAGCGACCATTGCTAACATCGAAGAGAAGTTTAAGCTTGTCGAAGATGTCAACAGCGAAGTAGCCAAAGCTCGAGCATCTCAAAAAGCAGCTGAAGAGCAGCTGGCCGAAATCAAGAAATCAGCGGGCGACAATGAAAAGCGGATTGAAGAGCTTGAGCTCGAAATCGCGAAGAAGTCCGGCAAGACGAACCTAGACCTCATTGATGCCAGCGATAAGCGGGCGGTAAAGCGGGCGAAAATGGACTCTTGCCCAGTTACTCAGAATTGGGTGCATTGGGTCCAAAAAGGCGACGACGCTGATGTCGACCTTCGTCAGATGAGCATGGACATTAAGTCTACTCTTCGGACAGACAGAGACGTCCAGGGCGGTTATCTCATTCCTCAGGTGATGGATTCTGAACTTCGCAAAGACATCCGCGAAGTTTCGCCAATGCGCCAGTTCTGCCGACAGCGGCTGATGCCATCAAAGACAATGGAAGTGCCCCGACGATCACAGGGCATTGCCAGAGCTTTGTTCGAGGGCGAATCCGAAGAGGGATCGGAAGGCATCAGCACTTACGTCAACGAGGAAGTGACCTGCTACAGGCAGTCTCACACAGTCCCTGTGACCAAAGACATGCTCTACAATCCGAGCTTCGATGTAGAGTCGGAAATTATGGTTGATGTCTTGGAAGCTTTCGCAGCTGGCGAAGGGTTCTCCATCGTAAAAGGCACGGGGCACAAAGGCCCGAAAGGCATCGTCAATGACAGTCGGATCGAGACTGTTCAAACGGCAAGCGCTGGCGCCATAGCTTTTGAAGACTTCGCAACGATCATCGGTAAGCTCAAGCGGGGTCAAAACCCTGGTTTCCTGATGAACCGAGTCACACTTGCGGAAATCTGGAAGCTTAAGGGGACAGACGGGCATCCGATCTGGGCTCCGATTTCCATGGGTGGCCAGACGCCAGCTACGATTTTTGGCTACGCATACAGCGCCGACGTCATCGATTTGGATAATCACGTTCCGACCACCAGTAACACTAAGCCGGTTATTTTTGGTGACTTTATGCGCGGCTATGAAATTTTCGACATGGCTGGTGTTGAGCTGATCCGCGATGACTACACGCAGAAAAAGAAGGCCATCATCGAGATGACTTTCCATCGCTATCTGACGGGACAAGTGATCCTGCCTGAAGCAATCAAAATCTTAACCGTTCAGTAAGGAGAACGAGCATGGCTGAATACAGCTCAGTGTATGGTTTCTCGGCTCCTGTCATCGTGTGGGAACACGAGATGGCAGCTGATAACACTCCGTCCGCACAAGATCTCTTGGGCTTCGAAGGCGCAACAATCCTATCTTACGTAGGCGCTGGCGGCATCACATTCGACGCCAGCAACAAGCTAGAGATAAAGCTCTTGCACGGCGATGACGCAACGTATGGAAATGCGACGGCAGTAGCGGCCGAAGATGTCATCATGCCATCAGGTGAGACGCTAGGGTCAGGCGGCATCATTCGATCTTTCACAGCTGCTAAGGCTGCTGCGGATACAGCAATGCATGCGGTCGGCTACGTGGGCAAAAAGCGTTACCT